GCGCGCTGACGAACAACGTGATTCAACTGCTGGAGCAGGAGATCATCGGGCAGGCCATCGTGCAGGTCGCGGACCTGGGATACAAGGTGGCGCTGGAGTGCTACGACTCCATCGTCTGCGTCGTGCCAGATGCGTATGCGGAGCAGTGCATGACAGATATGAAACGGATCATGGTGGCCGGGTTGCCTTGGAGTACTGGGCTGCCGCTGGCTGTGGATGGTGGGACTGGACGCACGTACTTGGAGGCTAAGTAACATGGTGCTATTGGGATTGGCAGGGAAAGCGCGAAGCGGCAAGGATACAGTCGCCGCGGAACTCGTACGCAACTACGGGTTCCTGCAGTTCAGCTTCAGTGACGCGCTCTACCGGGAGGTGGCGGAGGCGTATGGGGTGCCGGTCGAGAACTTGCAGCACCCAGGCTTGAAGGATATGTCTCACGACTGGATGGCGCTGGATCAATGTAGCGATGAAGCGTTCCGTGAAGTAGCAGTGCACTTATTGCCTGCATTGCTCAGCGCGGCCGGGCAAGTCGGCTGGTTCGAGTCGCGGCCCCTCTCCCCCCGCTGGGTCCTGCAGACCTGGGGCGCCGAGTATCGCCGCGCCCAGGACCCGGACTACTGGCTGAAGCAAGCGGATGCCTGGCTCCTCGCGCAGCATAAGGCGTGGCGGCACCCGGAGCAGCGGCCGATGTACTTCGTGAACACCTCCGTGCGCTTCCCGAATGAGCAGGCGTGGGTGCATGCGAAGGGCGGCAACGTGTGGCATATCCGCAGGGACGCGGCTGCCGCGGTGCAGGCGCATGAGTCGGAGACGCCGTTGCCCGTGCTCGATGGTGAGCGGGAACTGGTCAACAACGGCACGTTGCAGGCGCTGTACGAGCGCGGCCTGCCGATGATGATGCGTGGCCCGTTTCTCCGGGTCCGCGTGGACGCGCAGATACTGGGCGAGGTGGCGCCGGACATCGCGGCCGATGTGCAGGAAGGGGAGAGCGGGGATGTGGAGGATGGCGACTCTGCACCGTGATCCTCTACAATGAAATCGATGCCTACGCCGCGCAGTGGCTGCGCAACCTCAGCGCCGCAGGGCACATCGCACCTGGCGACGTGGACGAACGGAGCATAGAAGATGTCTGCCCTTCTGATCTTGCGCGATACACCCAGTGTCACTTCTTCGCCGGCGTTGGCGTCTGGTCCTATGCCCTGCGTCGCGCCGGCTGGCCTGATGATTGCCCCGTCTGGACTGCCAGTTGTCCCTGCCAACCTTTCAGCACGGCAGGCAAAGGCGCTGGGTTTGCTGACGAGCGGCATCTCTGGCCCAGTCTGCACTGGCTCATCCAGCAGTGCATGCCTCCAATCATCATTGGAGAACAGGTTGCGGCAAAAGCTGTGGAACCTTGGATCGACCTTGTACAAACTGACCTGGAAGCGCTGGGTTATGCCTTCGGGTGTGTCGCGTTTCCGTCTGCGAGCGTCGGGTTCCCTGATTTCCGCGAGCGCGCCTATTGGTGCGCGCTCCAGCGTAATACTGAGTTCATTGCCGACACCCACAGCCAGGGATTACAGGGGGCGCATGAGTATGGAGACGCTACTACGTCGGCAACAGCACAGTCGAGGTGTGAACTTGCACGAATTCATGCAACGGAAACTTGGTCGTCCTGGCTATCTGAATCCGGAACTCCCGCGCTTGTTGATGCGGCTCCCTGTCGAATGGAGCAAATTAGCGCCTACGGAAACGCGATCAACGCTGAGCAAGCGACGATATTTATTGAACAAGTGATACAGGAAATAATCGCATGAGCGACTGGGCCAAGATCATAACCGCCGAGGACGGACGCCAGGTCCTCGCTACCATCGAACCACGTGAGAGCGACGGCATGTGGCACTGCGTCGTGAAGGCGTATAACCTGGCGGGCACACTTATGCGCGTGGAATACGTGGCGCAGATGGGCCAGCGGACGGAGGCCAGTGCAGTTAAATTCCTGGAGACGGGAATTAATCCTGCATTCGCTGAGTCATACCTCGAACAAATTGATTCAGTGAAGATTGTCCCCAATGCCTGATTTCGTCGCATGGTCCTACTCCCGCCTCAAGATGTTCCGCGAGTGCCCGAGGAAGGCGTACTTCTCGAGCATCGCCCCCTGGGCCGAGCGCATCCCGTTCGAGGAGAACCATCACATGAAGGCAGGCACGGCGGTGGACGACGCGCTCACCGCGCGCCTCAGTGCCCGGCAGCCGTTGCCTCCGCAGTATACGCACCTGGAGCCGTGGCCCGCTCTCGTGGACTCGCTCCCCGGGCACACGTTCACGCAGCTTGAAGTCGCACTGGACCCGACGTTCAAGGTCGTGCCGTACTTCGCCGGCAGGGGCCAGCCGCAGTTGGCGTGGGTCCGCGGCAAGTTCGACGTGGCCAAGGTCAACGGCACCTACGCATGGATCGGCGACTGGAAGAACGGACAGGTCGCGCCGGAGATGGACCAGTTGAAGCTCTTTGCCGCGCTGGGCTTCCGCCTGTGGCCGGAGGTGCAGGTCATCGACACCGACTACGTGTGGTTGAAGCACGACCTTCCGACCAGTGACCACTTCGAGCGCCGGCAGGAGCCGGACCTGTGGGCAGGGTTCATGCCGGACGTGGAACGGATGCAGGTGGCCAACCGCACCAACCAGTGGCCGGCGACCCCGAGCAAGGGTAAGTGGGGCTGGAACTGTAAGCGGTGTGACGTGAACAAGCATGGCAAGTGCAAGGATGCCGCCGTGGCGTATGAAGCCTTCAAGTAACCAAGGAGCGAGAGATGGGTGAACGGGTAGCAGTGCGCCGAATGGCCAGTGGCAAGGGCTGGGCGCTGGTAGAAGCAGCGTACGGCGTAATCAAGGGGTTGGATGACGGGTGCTCGGTGAAGGATATCCACGCGCTTATGGAACCACAACCGCTGTACGCCGAGGTGTCCAAGGCCGTGAGTATGTTACTACGGGCGAAGAACTCGCCGTGCAGCAGCGAGCGACAGGGCTGCGAGTACCGCAACATTCGGGTGACCGGGCCGCTGCCAGATGTGCTCTATGAACGTCAGGATAAGGTGCCCCGTCCCCGCGCGGCGAAGGGTATCGACATCACCGCCCTCGACCGCACGGGCCTGCTGAAACTCAAGCTGGCGATCAACGCTCGGCTGCTGGAGTTGCCGCAGTGAAGCTCAAGCGGAAGGTCACCCTGCGCCTCGAAGCCGATGTAAAGGACGTGGTGAAGGACTGGCTGAACAAGCTGGGCGCGTGGCACTTCATGCCCGTATCCAATGGCATGGGGAAGCACGGGGTGCATGATCACATTGCCTGCGTGCCAGTGGTGATCACGCCTGCGATGGTCGGGCAGACGGTCGGCGTGTTCGTGAGCATTGAGGCCAAGGCGCCCGGTCGCCGAGGACAAGAGGACCGCGGCATGTCGTCGCACCAGGCGGACAATCTTACGGACATCCGCAAGTCCAGCGGCAAGGCCGTCGTCTGCGACGGCTACGAGGACCTGCAGGCCCTGCACAAGGAACTGTTCAACGAGGAGATTGAAATTGCCTGATGTAGCAGATGTTGCCGACGGTGCGATCACCATCGCGCAGATGGAAGCCGAGCGCCGGGCACGCGGGCACAGTGCGCCCGAGTCCCATCCCGACTTCGACGGCGTGCACTGTGTAGAGTGCGACGACGATATTCCCCGCGCCCGGCTGAAGCTGGGCAAGGTCCGCTGTGTGCACTGCCAAGGGCAGAAGGAGAGGTCACGATGAGTAAGACGCCAAGAGTCGATAAGCTGCTAGCGAAGTATCAGGACGACAGCTTCGCGCGCACCGAACTAGCGGAATACCGTAGCCTCGCTCGTGAACTGGAGTGGGAATTGACTGACAACCAAGCTATGCTGGACGTGTGGTCGCAGCACACGGCGAAGTTCGCTGAGCGAATCACAGTACTCGAAGGGCGACTGGACGAGGCGAAGCAGACAGAGCCGCCGACGATACTGATGGCAGTTGCAGATGTAGCCAGCAGGCACTACTACAAAGGCCCACAGGATCGCCGCCAAGCGCCCGGTCCCCGGCGGCTGGCGAAGTTGTATGGTTGCGATAAGAACCGTCGCGGCAAAGCCGAGCGGCAGCCGAAGGATGAGTATGAAACTACATGGATGCACATAGCCGGGAAGTCGAATGGCACCGGCCGGCGCAAGGGCGACTACGAGGCATGGCTCCGCACGCCGATCAAGTTCGCGCCGGAGGACGGAGTGCTGGATCGCATGGAAGCGTTCTTGCGCGGGGGGCTGGGCAGCAGTATCCCATGTTCGGCGAGCAATCCGCGGGGGCGGGGGCAGGAGCAACGCAAGGCTGAGCGCCGGCAAAAGCAGCGTCGAGATGTCAAGTCACCTGCGGCGCTTAACGCAGACGGCGTCCCGTTCTGCCGGCGGGTCAGTACGTCTGAATTATATCCAGAGCGTCGCAAGGCCGACAGGCGCAAGTCGTAATGTTCGACGTGTTCCCCGAGGAAGGGGGCATGGTGGTGCGGGGCGACGTAGCGGCCCTGCTCACCGTGCCCGGCAGCTTCGCCATGGATGCGCAGTCCGTGGGGATGCCGTTCGACTTGGCGTCGTGCATCGCCCTGGCGGCACTGGGGCTGGACCCGCCGTCGCCCATGCTCTACGACTACCAGTGGCCGCGGGACCTGACGAAGATACCGTTTCCGTTCGAGCATCAGAAGGATACGGCTCGCTTCCTCACTGTGAATCCGCATGCGTATTGCCTCAACGGCATAGGTTGCGTGGACGCAACCACGGAGTATCTATCGCCTACAGGCTGGCGGCGCATCGACCAGTATGACGGTGGGCAGGTGGGGCAGTATGAACTGGACGGCACGATGGAGTTCGTGCAGCCGCTGCGCTACATTAAGGAACCGTGCACGGAGATGATCCGCCTGAAGTCCAAGTACGGCGTGGATCAATTGCTCAGTCCTAATCATAACGTGCTCTATGTCGGTAGTACTGGAGGCCGCCATACCATGTCTGCGGCTGCTTTAGAACGCGCGCAGCACCGGACGAAGAGTGGATGGAGCGGGCAGTTCATTACGACATTTACGCCGACGCTAACTACCCAGGTCGATTTGACCGCTGCGCAATTACGCGTGCAGGTAGCAGTTATAGCCGATGGGCATTTCCCCAATCGCACCTCTCGCTGTATTATGCGGCTTAAACGCGGCCGCAAAAAAGAGCGCATTCGAGCACTTCTAACGTCCGCAAAAATAGAATGGCGCGAGCATCAGGTAACTGTTGGTACCGCCATAGGCTTTACTGTATTCTCATTCTTATCGCCTATGCGCGTGAAGGAATTCGGACCTGAATTTTATCGCTCTAGTGCAGAGCAACTGCGCGTAATTGCCTCTGAACTAGGGCACTGGGATGGACATGAACGTAGTTCCGGTGGAACTGCTTTTACTAGCTGCATCAAAGCATCTGCGGACTTTGCGCATTATGCCTATGCGGCAACCGGGCGCACCGCGCGGATGCTCACAGCGGTGCGTGCGGATAAAGGTAATGTAGAGTACACCGTGCATGCACGGTCGAAGGCGGCTCTGGTATATTTAATGGGGGACAGTCACGGCGTAAAATCTGAGAACGTCTGGCGTGAACCCAGTCCCGATGGATTCATGTACTGCTTCGAGGTGCCTTCGCACTTCCTGATTCTCCGACGCAATGGCTGCATCTTCGCCACTGGCAATAGCGGCAAGACGCTCAGCATCGCATGGGCCGCCGATTACCTCATGGACCAAGGCTACGTCCGCAAGGCAGTGATCAATTCGCCACTGTCCACGCTTGAGCGCGCATGGGGCGACACGTTCTTCTTCAACCTGCCCCACCGCAGCTACTCCGTCATCCATGGGGACAAGGCCCGGCGACGAAAGCAACTGGATAAGGACGTGGACTTCTACATCATCAACCATCACGGCGTGGAAGTGATGGAGGACGAACTGAAGGACCGGGACGACATCGACCTGGTCGCCACGGACGAGATTGCCAGCTATCGTAACTCGCGCACTGCGATGTGGGCGGCGCTGAACAAGGTGCTGTGGCACGGCAAGCGCCCGGTCCCCTGGTCCTGGGGTGCCACAGGTGCGCCGCGACCGAACAACGCGACTGATCCCTACGGCCAGGGCAAACTCATCACACCGCACACGTTCCCCAAGTTCTTCGGGCAGTGGCGCAACTTGACCATGGAGAAGCGTGGGCTCTACCAGTGGGACGAGCGCAAGGAAGCCAACACCATCATCTTCAACTCCATGCGGCCGGCTATACGCTACAGCCGCGAGGAGTGCATCGACCTGCCGCCGGAACTGCATACGCAGCACCATGTCGAGATGTCGAGCGAGCAGTCCAAGCATTATAAGGAGATGACCAAGAACCTCGCCACCGAGATCAAGGGCGACAAGATTCGCGCGGTGAACGAGGGCGTGAAGCGGCTCAAGCTCCTGCAGATAGCGTGCGGCGTGGTCTACAACGAGGACGGGGCGCCGGTGCTGATCGACAACCGCTCGCGCATCGAGGAAATGCTGCAGATCATCGAGCAGTGCGATGAGAAGGTCATCGTCTACGTGCCATTCACCGAGGTGACTAACCTGTTGGCGGCGAAGATCAGCAAGTACTGGTCCACCGCAGTGGTCCACGGCGGCGTGCCCAAGGGTCAGCGGGACACCATCTTCGGCGACTTCCAGCAGAAGCGCGACCCCTCGGTTCTCGTTGCCCATCCCCAGTGCATGGCCCACGGGCTCACCCTCACCGAGTCCAGCACCATCCTGTGGTACGCGCCGGTGGACAGCAACGATATCTTCACCCAGGCCAACGGGCGGATCACGCGGCCGGGGCAGAAGTACACCGCGAACATCCGCATGCTCGAGGCCAGTCCGTTGGAGCGCGCGATGTACAAGCGGCTGGAGGAACGCAAGTCCACGCAGGGCGTCCTGCTGGAAATGGTGGAACGGGGGGAACTGTGACTGGACGCCAGCACCTATTTGTGCCGGGTTGCAAAGTGTAAGGAACTTTACACTTTACTACCAGTCACAGTAGCACCTATGTTAAACTGAAAGGCTATGACCATGACCGATACACCGACCGACGCCGCTGCACTTGCACCCGGCGAAACCATCAAAGACGTAATGCTCCGTCGGAAGCAGTTGAATGACGAGATTGCCGACTGTGATGCCATTGTCAAGGCAACGCTGGCCCCGCTGCAGGCGGAACTGAAGGAAGTCGAAGCGAAGGTGCATAAGTACCTCCTCGACAACGGGCTGCAGAACATCAAGCTCGATGGCATTGGCATGGCGTTCTTCGGATCGTGGACCCGCGCGTCGGTGAAGGACGTGGACGCCCTGTTCCCCTGGCTGGTGGCCAATGACATGATGCACATGCTCACCAAGGCCATCTCAAAGGAAGCCGTGAAGGACTACATGGACGCGAACAATGGCACCCTGCCGCCGGGCGTCGAGTGGTCGGCAGGCCGGCAAGTTAATTTCCGCAAGGCGTGAGCCTAAGCTAATCAGCGCAAGGCGTGAGCCTAAGCTAATCAGCGCAAGGCGTGAGCCTAAGCTAATCAGCGCAAGGCGTGAGTGCGCCTCGCACCAACAACCAGGAGAACAGCATGAGCACTGAAGTAGCGATCCCGTCGAACTTTACCCTGCCCGCCGCGGCGTTGACCCCGGCAATGCAGGCGACCATGATGCAGATGAACGCCGACGCCACTGGCGGTATCGGGGGCAGCAGCTTCCCGTACCTGTCGAAGTCCGGCTCCAAGTTCCACATCGTCACCGGCAAGGAAATGAAGCTGATCACGATGAAGGTCGGCGAGTCCGAGTATGCCGCGCCCGCTATTCAGGTCGTGGTCATCGCCGCCAATCCGGCGAAGAGCCGCAACTATTACAAGGATGGCTTCCAGCCGGACGACAAGAAGCCGCCGACCTGCTCCAGTTCGGACGGTGTCGTGCCTGATGCCAACGTCACCACCAAGCAGGCGAATAGCTGCGCCGAGTGCCCGATGGCGGTGTGGGGATCGAAGATCAGCAAGGCCAGCGGCGCCTTGGTTCCTGCTTGCGACGAGAAGAAGCAACTGGTCGTGCTCGGCATCAATGGCCTTCAGGACACGGCCTTGGGCTTGGCGCTGACCTCGACCGAACTGAAGCCCTTTGGGGATTATGTCGCCGGGCTGAGCAGCAAGGGCATTCCCCTAATGGCCGTGGTAACCGAACTGGCTTTTGACGGGAAGGTGACTTACCCGAAGCTGACGTTCAAGTTCGCCCGGACTCTGGCCGACCATGAATTCGCCACGGTCATGCAGCGCGCCACCGGCGACGACGTGCAGAAGATCATCAAGCCCGTGCGCACCATGGCGGCGCTTCCGGCGCCTGCCGGTGCCCCGGTGGACGACGAACCGTTCGAGCAGGGCACACTGGCCGGCGCGGCTGCACCTGCGGTCACGAACCTCGAAGCTGAAGTCGCTGCTGCGGAAGCCGCAGTGGGCGTGGGAGCCGGGCAACCTGCCCGCATAGGCGTTGCCGACCTTGGTGGCGCGCTGACCCCTCCGACTGAGCCGCCGAAGAAGCGCGGACGCACACCCCGCGCCGATGTGGACAAGGCGCCTGTCACTGCACCGCCGGCCGAGTTCGACCCCTACGCCGGCCTGCCGCCGCATGTCAAGCTCGCCTGCGAGGCGGTGCCGCCCGAGGCCAAGGAGGCCACGTACAAGGCGATGACGGGCCAGGACTGGCCGACGCCCCCGGTCGCCGCCGCGCCTGCACCCGTGGACCCCTACGCCGGCTTGCCTGTGCATGTGAAGCTCGCCTGCGAGGCCGTGCCCCCGGTTGCCAAGGCTGCGACCTATAAGGCGATGACGGGGCGCGACTGGCCCGAAGCGCCGGCTGCTGCGCCCGCCGCCTCCACCCCGGCTCCCGCGTCCCCGCCGCCGGTGGTGCCTGTCCGCCCTCCGGTAACGCCCCTGCCGGCCGTAACTCCGGTGGTGGGCGCAGCGACACCGGCGACGACTGCAGCAGCGGCCAACATGAAGGCCCGGCTGGAAGCTGCCCTGGCCAAGCAAACGGCGAAGGCTGCGTAACCTCCGTGGCTGCGTTCGATCACGAGATGTTCCGGTCCCTGGTTCGCCGGGGAGGATTCCCGCAGGGGTTCAAGCCCGGGGAACTGGGGACGCTGTACGGGGTGTCTCGTGAGACCATCTACCAATGGATGAAGGGTAACGGACCGCGTCAGGGCGGCCGGCGGCCCGGCGATCATACCGAAACAATAGCTGCAAACATTACACTCAAGCTGCGCGAAGCGCTTGATCGGGGAGTCCATACCATGCTGGGACATACAAAAGAGGAACGCGCGCGACGTATCGCCAAGATGGCGGCAGACCTACAGCGCACGCTGAAGACCTAGCGCGGCAGTGACCATGATTGGCTTCCTTCGACGGGTACTCCCGTCGAACGGGCTGTATATCGCCTCGCGCCTGGTGGACGGCAAGTTCGTGAACCTCGTCGTCCACTCCATAGAGGAGATGGCCATGCGGCTGGCGGGCTACGATGCCGAGGGCATGGCTGCCTACCACGCCTGCGCCAGCTACCGTGACGAGTCGGTTATCACGGTGCGCACGCGGCCGGACGGCAGCAGCTACGAGCACGAGCAGCAACGTGTGCAGAAGAACGTCAAGTTCGTCCGGTCCTTTTGGGCGGACCTCGACGTGGACCCGGCGAACGTGGACGGCAGGAAGTACCAGTCACAGGACGCCGCGGTGGACGGGCTCCTGTCCTTCTGCGACACCACCAGCCTGCCCGTCCCCCTGGTCGTGAACTCCGGCTACGGGGTGCACTGCTACTGGACGCTGGACCAGCAGATAAATACCGACGAATGGAAGCCCCTGGCCGACGCCTTCAAGGCGCTGGCGGCCAGCACTGGGCTCAAGGCGGACCCAGCCTGCACCGGCGACTCCGCGCGCGTCCTGCGCCCTGTAGGCACGTTTAACCGCAAGGTACCGGGCGTGGCGATGCCCGTCGAGGTCATGCTCGACGCACCGGACATCACGCTGCAGTGCTTTCGGGAGACGGTGACCGCGGCGCTGGCGGCCCAGGGCGTGAAGGCACCGGCGCCCAAGCCCCTGAAGGAAACGCCAAAGGAACAGATCAACGCCCAGTTCGCCATCGCCCGGGACTTCCCGCCGTGCTCCGCGGCCAAGGTGGCGGAGCGGTGCCGGCAACTGGGCAAGGTGTCCTCTACCCGGGGCAACGTGGACGAGCCGCTGTGGTACGCCGCCATCCAGTTGCTGGTGCACGCGACCGAGGGGGATGCGCTGATCCATGACTGGTCGGCGGGGTACCCGGGCTACTCGGCTGCGGAGACTGACAAGAAGATCGCCCAGTCCCGCGGCAACGGGTTCGGCCCTACGTCCTGCGCCACCTTCGCCGGTCGCAACCCCGGCGGCTGCGACGGCTGCCCGTTCCTCGGGAAGATCACCTCGCCGGCGCAGCTAGGCACCGTCATTGCCCGGGCACCGGCGCCCAGCGTCCAGGTGGCCACTGACTCAGGCACCGAGACCATCGACCTGCCCAACCCGCCCGAGCCCTTCATCCGCGGCGAACAGGGCGGCATCTACATGGAGGAGCAGGGGATCACGTACAAGGTCTACGACTACGACTGCTACCCGGTCTCGGTCGCCCGGGACAACAAGCGCCACTGTGAAGTCGTACGGATACGCCACCACCTGCCGATGGAAGGCTGGCAGGAGTGCAGCATCGACACCCACCTGCTGGCCAAGCCCGTGGACTTCGAGGTCGAGCTTCGCAAGAACCACATCGCCCCACTTATAAGGATACGCATGACCGCCTACATGGAAGCCTACCTCGCCAAGATCAAGCAGAACATCGCCCTGCGCCAGATCGGCCACGCCCAGGGCTGGAAGAATGACGACAGTGAGTTCGTGCTCGGTGACAAGTGCTACCGGCCGACGGGGTCGATATCCGTGGGCGCGGAGGGCGAGAGCGAAGGGATCAAGTGGCTGCGGCCGAAGGGCCGCCTTGACGCCTGGTCCGCGGCGACCGCCATCTTCGAGGAGCCGCTGCTGGCGCAGCATGCGTTCTTCCTGCTGTGCTCGTTCGCGGCGCCGCTCATGAAGTTCGCTGGGCACAACGGGATCACAGTGTGCGCGGTGGGCGATACCAACGCCGGCAAGAGCACCATGGGCCGGTGGGCGTCATCGGTCTACGGTCACCCGGAGAAGTCATGGGTGCCGAAGCGCAGCACGGAGAACGCGCGGTTCGAGCACATGGGGCTGATGAACAACCTGCCGGTATACATCGATGAGGTCTCCACCATGAAGCCTGCCGAGGCGGTGGAACTGGTCTACCTCATGACCACCGGCCGCGGCAAGGGGCGGCTGGACCGGAACGCCAAGATCAAGGAGGACGCGAAGTGGAGCACGATCCTCATGATGACCAGCAACCGGGCGATGTATGAC